GTCCCCTTTACATCATCGAATGGCTCAGCCACCGTCTAGTCATAATATATATATTTTATCATATATTTTTAGTATTTACATATATTTAGTTAAATTCCAGTAATAATCATTGTGGTCATGTTTTTACATAGAATGATTATATACAAAAATCATCAATAATAACATATAAATTTTGACGTTTATTTGACGTCAAAAAAATAAGGGGTACCGATTGGGTACCCCTTTTGTTGTAATTTACTATTCAATATTATGTTTAGTGGTAAAATTTGCGATTTTTACCACTAATCTAATTCAGTTAGTCTAAATAATTTACCGTTTCTAAAGAGCATTTCACATTGATGGTTGTTTTCATCGACTAGTGTTGCTTCAAATAAACCTTCTTCCGAAACTTGAATATCTTCTGCAAAATTGTAAGTCTTTCCATTAAATTCAAATGTCTTTGCCATATTTTTCACCTCATTGTAATATTGCGCCGCCAATATCTATATTGTAAGCGTCAATTATCTTTTTTCGTAGTTTTCTAAATTCTTTGCCGTGTCCTTTAAAATGACACTCAATAGTGGCATGTGCTAACTCATGATAGATTGTATTTAGTTCAATATCTTTATCATGGTTATCCTTGCTTAGTTCCACCAAGCAGGAATCATCATGATACCAATATGTAATACCTAGCAACTTTTTACTTCGTCCAATATATTTATGTATTAACAAATTAGGTTTAAATGAATATCCCAATTTCTCGATATTGGAGATTGCTTGTAAAAAGATATCAGCATACGGCATCATGTCATCGTCGAGATATAGTGTACTCATAATGTTTTCTTTCAACAATAAACTATTAGTTGACTGTTGCAAACCGTGCAACTCGGAGATAATTGGATCACCATTCCTTTACTGTATACAGAACACTACCACCTTCAAAATGCGGTCCGTCAAAGTGTGCTAATACTTCAACTTTACCTGCTTGATAGCCAATAGTCTCATAGGCTTTACTGTCTAATACCGTTACACCAGCTTTAATCTTATGAGCCTTGTTTAGGTTGATTTTATAAACGTCCACCTTTTGTTTATCCGTATTAGCAACTACTGCGGTTCTATCCGCCTTTTCCGTTGCTGCTTTAGGTAATGCCGGGTCCTCATGTTTGATAGCCTGTTGTGTTTGTTTGGCCGCCTGTTCTACCGTAGGGGCCTGTACATAATATGTGGTTACCGGTTGAGCAGTTTCCATCTTGGAAACAACTTGTTGTGCTTCATCTTTATTAATATGAATTGCATTAGCCAGTTTTACAGGATCTTTTATTTGCTCCTGTTTTAATAACACAGGCTTTTTAACTTGATGTGAAATATATATAGATACCCCTACAATGGCTAAAATAATTAAAATTAGCCCCCCTATGAGAATTTTATGTCGTTTTAGGTAACATAACACCTTAAAAGTCCAAAGGCTCATTATAGACCCCTTTCTTGCATTTCTTGTGAAAACATTTCTAGTGCTTGTGCTTTTTCTGCATCGAACCGTTCAACAAGATTTTCACGCAACCAATTTGGATTACCATCATAGTTCCATGGATGCAACTTTCTTTGTTCATAAACACCATTGATTAAATCCCAATCGAATTTGATGTCATTAACATACGATAAGTTCCAATCAGGCTCCCAACTCGGAATATATTGCATTGCTTCCTTAAATAAATTAACAACTTCACCGGGGCCATATTGAACAGCAGCAGAGAACACAACATCACGTAATGCTCGACTATGTTTATTGACATCAAATAATTGATTGGATAATTCGCTACATGCCACATCATAATAAGCATATTTAATGTAGTCGTGCTGCATTGCCATGAACCCGTTAGGGTCAACATTTCCTAATTCTTGCCATTTGCTAATGAACTCATCGGAGTTAATAGGTCCTGCACTTTGAAGGGCTCTTGCATAATCTTTGTAGAATCCATCTTCTTGACGCAAGCCCCAACCAAGGAATGCATCTACACTTCCGCAATTACTTGCTAACTGATAAGCACCATACGAAATACCCCCTAGGTCCCCTTCACCTGTTGATACAATAGCTGGGTCCCCATTGCTTTCATACGCAGCACTTAATTTTCCTAGTTCCATTTGTTTTGCTCCTTCCTATTTGATTCACGTCCTCCTAAATAGCCAACAAGTCCGGAGGAAATGCTCATGGCCAATTCGTTATAACCATAAAGGACGGCCATTATATTGACCGCCCCTAGGATGAGGATTGTTAACACCTCACGAATACTAATTTTTTCAATCATTTAATCGCATCCTTTATTGATCTTACGAACGCTATCAACTCTTTAAATAAATTTATCGCACGCTTAAACCACCTCGATTCCACCAATTCTAGTTCAATCATATTTTCAACACAAGATGCTAACTCAATTACAATGGGAATGAGATACATTCCTGTGCTTAAAAACGTATCTAGCCGTCCTAAAAAGATAAATTCCACGTCTGGTAACGTAAGTAATATAAACGACAATACAAATAACCATGGATACGATTTGACAAGTTTCTTTGTCATATCAGCTCGCAATTTATTACTGACTAAAAACCGTCTCTTTTTCCCGTTAACTTCAACGCTTGACCATCCACGCCAAAGTATGGCCAATATGGTGTTGGCAACTGTACAGGGTCTATTGGTTGCAATATTAAAATTGCGCACCTCAACCAAGATGCGCAATATCGTATCAACGAATACCAATATCAATGTGCAAAATATAGCTAATGATATTTGTACAAGTTCATGTTCATTTAAGCCCACCATAATAGGTGGTGGAGCGAAAATTTCAATCATATATTCCCTGTCCTTTCAATTATTAATCGCTTAACCCCACTATCAATAAACGCTTTTCTGGAAATTTGATTATCGATATTGAACATAATTAAATCATCGTTATTGTAATTTCTAGATGTTGTAATTGTGATTTCAATATCTTTAGATGTCGGAATCGTTAATTCATAAGATTTATTTGTCATTGCCGTGATTGTTACTCGATATTTACCTTTTGGTAAATATACATACCATCGGTTAAACTTTTCGACATGCCATGTTTCCCATTTCCATGTGTTAAAACCTATAGGGTCATACTGCACATATCCTTTGTCACCATTCGGCTTAACTACATTTAAAGGCGTCCGATTTTCTGCAACTCTCGCATACAAGTTTTGCCCATTAAAATGGACACAGATGTAATTACCACCCGTGTCCTTAGAATTATCTGTTAAATTGTATGTTTGTATCTGCCCATTAGGTGTTTTTGTTTTGATAACTGCCATTATTCCACCCACAATTCTGCGCCATTTGCGAATGTAATTCTGTTTTGTTGCCGTTCGCCATACATCTTATACCAACCAGTACTAGTACCATTGGAAATACCTCCGTAATATAGGCCATCAGAACCATTATCAATCAATAATAATCTACCTTGCCATTGCTCAGAATTACCAAACTCCATAACAACACCATTATTAGGCGCATTAAGCGCACCTTGTTTAACTGCTCTAAATACAACACACCCCCATGAAGATGGGTCTTTTGTATAATCTGAGTTAGTATTCATTCGATAACTCATAAAACCGCTAGAAGTAATAGCACCAGCAATACTTGTATTTCCGTTTTTCTTAACATATGAACTATCTGCCGTAGTTTTAGATAAAACTGTTCCAGTATCTGACATATCATCTTCAGTTAAAACTCTAAACGTTTTATTTTTATTAGCATCATAATAGCCCAGCGATGTACCTAGAAATATAGTCCGGTTATCGCTCATGCCAAATTCCATGCTATTACCAGTAGACATCTTAACAGCATGATGAGCGCTACCTTTAGTATCAACTACTTGAACAGATGTATTATTTGGCATGATGATTGGGCCTTTCATCTTGCCACCACCAAGGCCTAAATAATCAAGATTTTTCAACCGTTGCATATTGATTGAGTTTTCAAAGTCGTAATTTGGGTCGCCTACATAAATATCTACTTGGTGACGTTTGTTTGGCTTTTGAGTAAGCACAGCAAAATAGAACTTTCCATTGTAATAGGCAATATCTTCGATTTCAGTTTCACGATTAATTTCAATAATCTGTTTAACCATGCCAAATGGTGTACACTCAACTAAACTACCGAGTGTTGCAGACATAATCGCACCGTTCAACATGAAAGCCCCGTTATTATTCATATCCGGATAAATATAATCGACTTGGTAAGTTTTGAGCTTTTTAAATTCATCATTATATAAATTGATTGTTCGTACACGTTGATTGCCGGCAATAGGTACAATGGATACATAAGTCCTCGTAATAGGATCATAGTCGACATTAAACACCTTTTCCTGAAGTGTGATTGTGTTTTCGATTGCCATAGTGTCGGCATTGATAACCGTCAAATTATTGCCGTTTTTAAGCCCATTGGTGAGGTATATCTTGTTGGTATACCGATTGTACGTCATAGTATTACAATGCCCTAAACGCTCAGAATCCGTGAATTTATAGTTACCTACTTTTTCAAAAGTATCTGGGTTAAGCTCGTAAAGAATTTGATTAGTACCTTCACCATTAATACAGGCAAGTACAAATACATTCTTTTTAGAGTTATAGGTAAACCCTTGACATTGATTGACTTCCGCATCATACGTAATGTTTTTCACAAATGCGATATTGGATGCCCCTTTTAGCATTGGTGTTTCTGTTGGATAATACGGCTTGATATTGGTATATACACCCATATCCATTACAGAACCTACTGTATTAAAGGTTAAGTGTTCAGTTAGTTTGTATTGCCCATTTGGGACTAATAAAATTTTATTAGCCAAATTATCATTAGCACGTTTAAATGCTGCCGTATCATCTGCTACACCATCACCAACTGCACCAAAGTCTTTTACAGATACAATACCGTTTAAAGAATTTTTAGATACAAATGTTGCTGCCGCCTCTGTCTTGGTTACGATTCCCTTGCCACCCGGCACTGCGATTTCCTCGGCTTTCGATGCTGCTATTTCAGCACGCTTGGCCGCATCTTCTGCTTTCTTAGCATTGCCTACACTAGCAATTTGTTTATTGTTAATATCAGTCTTAATAGCATCTGCTTTTGTAACCAAATCATTAATATTTTTCTTATCGGTTTCCGCCTGTGCAGCATATGCCTTTGTATTATCTGCTAATACTTGTGTTTTTTCAAACGTATCAGCACTTTGAATAAGTGCCGTATTAGCAGTTGCTAATTTATCATCTACTGTTTGAGATAATGCATTGATATTGTCGTTAATGGCTGTTAGCTTTGTTGCATTATCTTGTACTTCACTTGCTTTACTTTCTACAGTTAATGCGGCTGCAATTGCTTTTTTGGCCGCCTCTACAGAATTATCTACAATATCACGTGCAACTTGATTTGGGTCTTCGTCAGCGCCTACATTAATTTGTAAGGTGCGATCTAATTGTTCTTTCATTTCCTGAAGAATTAGAATGACTTTATCACCCATACCTTCAATATGATTGTAGGGCCATTTATTGGCTAATTCTGTAGTTTGTGAAATTGGAGTTCGTCTGATTAAAACAACTTTATAAGTTGCCGGCAATGGTTCACCAATACTTGGATACGTTAAAGTTTTATTTTGTGCATCATATAAGATGTTCCCTGTTTGCTCCGTATGTCTCCCATCTTCATCAACTAGAATAAGGTTAATGTCTTTTATGTTATTAAAGTCATATGGCCAAATAAAAATCTTGTTAACCCCATCACATTGATATTGAACAACTGGATTGTTGACTTGTGGAATCACAATATCCCGCCTTTCTTTGCATATAAAGAGGACTACCTAAAACTAGGTAGTCCTTACTTTTATTTTTTCTTCTTCTTTTCTTTTTTAGTCTTTAAACGCTTGTCTAACAAAATTGACATGAATACATCTTCAATCTTGGCATCCGTATCAGTTAGCCCTACACGCAACAATGTCCAGAAAGCATCGGTTACGGTATCACTAAAACCAGTTACACGGTTAGAAACCTGACTGAGCGAACGGCCTACATCAACAATATCTTTATTGTCACTTGAGATAGCTTGACCGGTATCCCATAATTTCTCAAAGATACTTAATCCCATTACGGTATTACCTTTATTGTATGGACGTTCTCCTAAAATAAATTTCATACCCATAGTGGCTATATCTCTCACTAACGGAATACCCATGGTTCCTTGTTGTACAAATTCTTCGGCAAAAGACTTGGCGATAGATTCCGGATCATCATCGTCACCATTTGTCATGGATTTATAAATCACCATGCCAATTGCTTGTGATACAACTGTCCACCATAGCATCCGTGCAAATTGAGTCCAGTCACCCCTATCTTTGCCTGCATACCAACCTTCAGTAATAATGTTGTATAGAGTGTTGGCGTATGAGTAGAAAGGAACGAATAACTGCGTTAATGGATTTCTTGCTCGTTGAATAGCTGCTGCATCTTTAGTGTCACCACTTCCGAATATATCTCGTATTGCTCGGTCACCTGCTTCAATTGCTTGTTGGTTAATCCACTCAGTACTTAACCCTTCCTTAGACTGAAGTTCAACAACCTTTTGATCATAAGCGAATTTCCATACTGGGATGGATAAGGCGAAGTCTGTTTCTGTGAGCAACCGGAATCCCATATTGTTAATTTCATCACGGATTTCAGCGCCTTTTTCAAACTTGTACCCGCCGATATTCTTGTCATTAATACGGAGCCCCTTTCCTTGGATAGTTAATCCCTTTTTAAGGTCTTTATCCAAAGTTTGAATGCGTTCACGCATAAAGATTGATTGTTCTAATACAAAGTCACGAGTATTGTTATAGGTTTCTGTACCGTGGCCATAGAACCCTACACCTGCATGATTAACAGCTCGAAGTACATTACCGGCACCAATACGATAAGTAGCAACAGGAATATTTAAGGTATTCTGAATGGCAACTGATACACGACCAGCCATGATAGCCATAGATGTGTTTCTCTTTAATGCTGTCACAATCTTACCAAATGCATCAAGCTTAGCCGCCTCATCTTTCCAATTATCACGGACCCAAGTCCGCAAAAATTGATAAGAGTTCACGCCGAATTTCTCAACAATATAGTTTTGAAATTCTTTGTTAGCTACTAATCGATTAATATCAGTCACAGCTTTACGCATGGTTATGTGATTGATTGATTCGGTAATAGCATTCGGAATAACGTCAAAGTCTAACAACAATGATTTATCCTTAACTACATCTAACCGTGATTTAGTAGCACTCATACCAGTTCCTAATATCGCATTACTGCTAACCATAGTCTTAGCAATATCTTCGACTTCCTTATCAGATATACTTGCATTGACTTCTGGATTATACACAATTGGATAATACTGACCGTTGATAGTTCTACCACCAATAGAGAATGTAATTCCTTCTTCTTTCTTTAATGGGTTCCCATAGAGTTCCTCTTGGACTTTGCTACGTTCAGTAAAGAAGGAGTTAATGTGGTCCCATGTCCGAATAATAAATTCCCAATCTTTATCGGTGAGGATTTCTTGAAAGGCTTTTTCCATTTCAACTTCAGTTACCTTGGCCGTTTCCATTGCCCGTTGTCTGTTACGTTCTGTACCCCAATTTAATGCTAATGCAATGACTTGCTCTTTGGTTAGATTACGCAATTCCCCAACATCGTACATATGCTTATTTCGGATGTTAAATAATTCACGCTTACCATACACAGAGGATACATCTTTTGCCAATCTACGCATGGACACTTCCTTGCGTTCATTAAAGGCTTGTGTTGCACGGCTAATCGGATCATAGATGTATTTCACTGCACTAGGTCCTAACCGGCGTAAGAATGTTTCAACTTTGAGCAATGATAAATTGCCCTTATTGATAAGTCCTGCAACAGCTTCTAAACCAGTTTGATTATTTTGTGCATTAAAAACATTCCCATTTGCTTTGCCAAATGTTTCTACTGCTTCCGTTAATATGCCATCTACTGCATCATCAAATGTAATTGATTCACCTTTATCATTAAGAATAGTAGAGCCTTCATAGGCATTTCGTCCATTCTTATACATGCCTGTCATTAATTCTTCCAATGTGTTCAATTGACTCACTGTAAGATTTTTAAATGACATAGGCGTATTACTAAAGAATAGTTGTACAATCCATGGGTCAAGGAATGTAATACTTTGGTCACCTAGAATATCCGCATCAGGATCTAATGCGTTAATAACAGCATTCATATTAAATCCGTCCACCGGCTCCAGTCCATCATATTTGGTGAGCCCCATTTGATATGCCATATGTGCATAAAAATATCTCATATTAGGTTCAATGGCAATCGGGTTCTTAGGTCTCGTCATTCGATTTAGGTTGTCAAGTAACTTAGTTCTTAACTTCTTAATACGGAGCGCATTGTCAAACGCAACACGGGCTCTTGCTTGGTTTAATAGTTGAGCTTGTTTTGCTTGTAGTGCTTCTTCTAGTTTATTGACAGCTAACGATCTATCAGCACGCTTGCCCTCACGAATAGCTTGGTTTTGATATTTCTTATATTGGCTAGCTTGGGATAAGGTCAAATCGCCTAATTCCTGTCTAGCACGGTTCATATAATCAGATACTACACCTACACCACTATCTCGGATAGCTCTTACATTATCGATTCGTTCTTGTAAAAGATCTTTTAGTTGTTCAATGCGTTCCAATGTACTTAAGGATTGATTGTCCATGCGTTCCTGCATCCGCACTTGTAATTGTTCTTTTTGCTCTGTTACCTTATCAAGTTGATTTGTAATCGATGTCAATCGCTTACTTAATTCGCTATTTTCATCTTTCAATTCAGACTCACGATTTTTAGCTTCTTCCTTCAAGTCATCTCGTTGTTTCTTTAAACGTTCGATTTCATCATTCGCCTTGTCCAATTCTTTAGAAACAGAACCAAGCTCTTTATCAACCTTTGCTTTTTCTTTACGAAGTTTTTGTTCTTTTGTTAACTCTTTTTCGATTATTTCTAAATCAGATTCGATTGTTTCTGAATTAGGGTCAAGTCGATTCAACCTATCGAGTAGTTCCCAGTTGTTCGCAAGGTCCCGATTAGTTTGTGACTTGATAATCTTGGCTTCCTCTTCAGTAAGTTTCATTTGCCCATCAGAAGATAATAGCCATTCTTCGGCAATTTCTATATTAGATTTACCAATATGATTATCTTCAATGAATGCCTGTTCGGCAGATTCCATAGCTTGCATAACTGCCTCATTGAATGTAAAGCCTGTTTGCTCACGTTCAGCAGCTTCTAATTCTTTTAATGTTCCGTATCGAGTATTGGCTAATGCATCTTTACCAAATGCATTATAGCGTTGATGGTCTTTGTAGATTGGGTACTGTTCCATCAAACGTTTTTCGATATCGGCTTGAATAGAATCTTTTTCATCGTTCCATTCTTTAATTGGACGACTTTCCAATTCTTTCATATACCGCTTCATGACACGCTCTTTTGCCATTTCCCCGACGTCGGCAATATGGCCTTGAACCTTTGCTTGCTCAGCTTCATCGAGCTGTTTAAATAACTTGCTAGATTCAAATTGTTCAAGGGCCTGCTCTTTTGTGTAGGCGTCTATATCTTCTTGAGTGGCGATCATACGTGCCATAATGTCTTGAATTTCCTTAGGTGGCAATCCGCCTAGTCGTGTCACCGCACGATAGATACGAGTTAACCACTTCGAGAACATGCGGAATACACGCTGCAATCCTTTAGTAGGTGCGTTACCTTCACGTAAATAGGCTTCCCATCCACGAGCGAACCTTTCATGCGCTTTAGTATTATCAGCGCCTTGCTCATCATCCCATTCAGACCACTCTTTCAACTTGTTCCAATCCGTTACAAGTTGCTCTGGAGCATTTTCCATTTCAGCAAGGTTCTTAATATCGTCAAAGAATACGTGTCCCATTTCATGTAAGAATGTTGACCGGTCAGCCGTTTTGAAAATTTGAATAAGGCGGTCGGTAGGACTATTAATTTGCGTCATGCCATTAATAGATTGATTGTATTTTTGAATTACTTTAATAGCTTTGTCATTAAACACTACATAGCATCGTCCATCTTGCGCACCAATATAAGTAATACCTTTGACACCATACTCATTAAGATGTACTGACGCTTGCTTTGCACTACCTAGCGCTTTTGATAATGCCAGATAAAAATCTCTACCATTTATACCACTATCATTTAATAGTGCAGAAAAATCTTTTTTATACTTACCCCAATAGCTCTCCCTATATTTTTCTTTAGTCGTACCAAGTTCTACCAAAGCATTAAACCACATGGTATCCAGTTGATTTTTTATATCTTTTATAGTATTTGGGTTTTCTTTTAATGCATTTAAATCGATATTGTATTTTTCGGACAATCTATTTAGGTTTCTTTGTGTAATCGTGTTAAGATCTTCTTTAAGAAATTCATCAAGGTATTTATCTTTGAGTAAACGGTATTCATCATCTAGTTGATTAAACTTACTATCTAACTCATCAATTTCTTTTTTAGCATAATGGTTAAACAAAGGACTATTTGTATATTCATTGATAAATACTTCTTTTTCTTGTTCTGGCAAAGCATTAATTGCTGCGTTTAAATTTTCTTTCGTTTCTTTACTTAAAACATTTAACGATTGTTGCTCATCAATCATTGTTTTAGTATCTGGTATATCAACTTTAAACAATGTGCCTTTATCAATACCATGAATTAAAGATAGTTCACTCCTATATAAATCAGATACTTTTTTATCTTTAGCAAAATATAAACCCCAACCATGAACTTGATTTCCTTCACCACTACCGATAGCGCCTAAATCAAACTCATCAAAATTATGTGGTGAACCATGCCATGCAGCTTGATAGTATTGATAATTATATTGTTTGCGTAGCTTGTCTAAATCGTCTTCGTTTGGTATACTATTGTTAACAATAAACTGTTTAGTAACCGGTTGGGCCATTTGTTGCCTGCTACCCGTTACTAGACGGTTTATTTTTTTTGTATTCGCATATAACAAGTTGCCATTTGCGATTTGTTGATTATACCAATTAATATTACGTCTTGGAGTAATGGTTTTAATTTTATTTATATTCGTTCCATTAGCAGTTTTAGTAAATGTAATGACAACTTGGATGTTCTCACCGCTTGCATTTATATTTGGGTTGCCGTTTTTAGCATACATATCTAATACAAGGATTGCTTCATCAGGAACTACTTTTTGTGAACGCCCATTATAATTTTTAAATACAGCAACTGGATTTGCTATTTTTTTAGGCAATAATTTAATGTCATCAATTGATATTTGATTAGCGTGTTTCCCAGTAATTACTTTATGAATTATGCTCGGATCAATCATGACAGCGCCATCAAATCCTAACATTTGTAATACGAGTGGAGAATCCATTATTTGAACGGTTCGATTAATTTGTTTTCCGTTCAATTGATCATCAACAACTTGTCCCCAATTCTTTATATCCGTTTCTATTTTTTGCTGCATTTGTAATGGTTGTGCATACCCATTATTATATGCGCCGCCGTTCATTTGTACACGAACAGTATTGAAATAATCCATGGCCGTATAATTGCCACGTCCTGCACGTCGCATAATATCTGCCATAACATCAGCATGTTGGGCCATAAGCAATGCATTAGCTTCCGCCGTATCACGTTGTTTACGGTCAACTGTTTCATCACTCATTATCGACTTTAAAGACTGATACACTTCATATCCGGATTTTGATAATTGCATACGTAAGGCAATGTCATTATCTGCAAGTTCAAACAGTTTGTCTCGCATAGATTCTAGCGATTCAATTTGTTTAAGAGTATGCTCCATATCAGCATAATGGGCACCTGCTTGATTAAGTGCTTCCGGATTATCAGCTAATGCACTTTGTGTACGAGCAAGGCTAGATTGATATGCCATACGTCTACGTTCAGAATTAGAACGTGGTGCTTTGCTATCACCTAACCATGTAGGATTGACTCCGCTAGTACGTGCCGTTTCTAAATCGGCATCCATAGCATCAAAATCGCTTGTATATTGTTCACGGTACTGTTCAGTAAGTTCCTTGTACACATTGTTAAAGGTTTGTTTAATATGTGTTGGATCCGCAAGAACCACATCGAGCATTTCCTTATCTACATCTGAAACTTCATCAAAGTAAGAACGGATAATATCATCCTTAACACGCTTTGCACGCTTTTCAGTATCATCCTTAACAAGGTCTTTCATAGCATGGACTTCTTCTTTTGCACGTTCAAGCGTTTTCATAGAAAGACCACCACGTGTAAAGTAAGAAGATTCTTCTAATGCTTTAACTGTTTCTTCAGATAAGCCACCGCTTAATTGTGCATATGAACCAATTGGAATTTCAATCGGAGCATCAGCCGTAATTGCTTTGGATACTTCCTCTTGTGTAGTAAGTCCTGCATCCACCATATTACGGATAGCTGCTTGACCTTCTGTAGTTTCAGCCATTTCATTGACATTTACATAGGCAGTAGACACGCCTATATTATCGCCTTGAGCTTGTACAATTTTTCCATACAACTCAGGGTTTTCTTTTGCCAAATTATTAGCGGCAGCATCGTTTTTTAGGTTTTGCATAATAATATGGCCATTACGGTTTTGTTCTTCCATAACAGCTATGTGCTGTTCTTCAGGAGATAACTTTTGAAAATCTTTAAAGGCTTTCATGGTACGAGCACCACTGATGCCGCCACCGATTACACCGAAACCAACTACCGCTGGCAATGCTTGCCACATAGCCTCACCGGCACCGACGAACATATCGCCTACGGAATAATTTCCCTCCGGATCATTCGATTTGCGCCATAAGTTATGCTGTAATTTTTCATTGACATCTTGCAGGCCCTCTTCAAATAGTTCTGGAGCGCCCGCCTTAATAGAACTCTTGGCTACCTGTGCCACAGTAACACCAATACCACGATTGAATGTTTCAGCAGCATTGCTAGTTCCTCTTGAAACTGCATTAGCAAGTGCAGACTTAGGAGCGATTTTAGATGCTGCTTTACCAATAGCCCGTGTGGCTACAAACTCAATGCCCGCATCAACTGCGGCAAATGACATGGCGTATTTTTTTGCTTCGTCATCAGAATATATACGATTACCGTTACTGTCTCTTTTATTGATTAATTCAAGATATTTATTGCCGAATGACATTTGATACATTTGTTCTGCCATACCTACTTGTATGCCAGTATTCAAACCAACTAATGCACCCGGAATAGCACCCTCACCCCCTACTGGCGCAGTAGCAGCAGCACCAGTAGCTGCACCTAACGCCATACCTTCTGCAGCACGATTTGACCCTTTGATAGCATGTATAGCCATCATATACCCTTGCGCTGCAGTTTCTCCAATCACAGCTTCTAAAATACTACTGCCATCGGATTGTCTATATTTAGATAAATTTTCATCTAAACGATTAATTTCTGCTGTTAATTCAGCAATCTTATTAGGGTCGTTTTCTTGAGATAATTTATAGCCGGCTTGTGCACGCAAGATTTGATCATTCATAGACCAAACATTCTGTTGTACCGCATCGAATACCCCATGAGTATTATTGATGGATTCAAGATTGCGTAATGCAGTAATAGCTTCAGCAGAACTTTTATAATTTATGTTATTAAGTTCCGGATACATATCACGGATCTCTTGAATAGTTTTCCCTCTATCCAATTGTGCAGCAGCCAATTCAGCACGTCTGATACCTTCTTGTCCACTTGCCATAATTAAATCTGGATTAATACCTAGCTTTTCACCACTATCAATAGCAGACCGGCTCCAATCTTCTTTATTCCATAGATAGATTTGTTCAGCACGATGCATGGCCGGTTGTAATATTTCACTAGCCTTATTTACAAAGTTTTCACTTTGCTCAGGTGTTACGTCTGTTTGTGTCAATGCATTTAAGCTATTAGTATCTACTGTAGCTTGTGACGGGTCTTTATGTAACCAGTTATTGAATCCACTAGCAGCATTACTTATGGCTTTACCATACGAATTATCTGTGGTTTCTTGTTGTACTGCACCTTCAAACTGTGTATGCGCTTTAGACTGAATACCGAAGGTGCCATTCGTCGCTTGTTCAGGTGTAATTTTATAGTTACCCATTATTGACCTAACCTTTCTGCCAATTCTTCCGGTGTAATTGTATGTGTATCTCCGCTACTATCTTTATAAACATAATAAGGTTGTCCATCATCGCCTGTAGTATTGTATAGCCCATACATACCGTTAGCAGCCAATTGAGCATTTGTATATTTAACGGCAGAACCTTTACCTCCAAAGAAATTTGCCATTTTCCCCGCACCCCAGAACTCACCTGTTTTAGTGGATGCAATTGCCTGTTGTGCCACTTCTTCTGCGCCCCATTGCGCCATTTGTGCAGGTGACGGATCGTATCCGTTCTTTTCTCTGAACTCTTGAACCTTTGGATATACAGCAGCAGATACGCCTTGCCATTCAACACCATCAATCTTCCTACCGGCTAGGCTTTCTATGCTACTTTTCATACCTTTCATATTAGGAGAGTATTTGCCGGTACCATTAGTGTACTCATCAAATTCCTTATTAATTTGCGATAATTGTTGAGGGTTAAAATATACGCCCATTTGACCGATAAAATCATTTAGGTCATCAATGCTTTTAAATTGACCGTTAGCAATAGCTGTTTTCACGCCTAGTACATTTACCTCTTTAGCCTGTGATGCTTTTGCTGCCGCTTTATTAACTGCTATTTGCGCTTGATTCAATTGCCCTTGCATAGCTCTTGCATATTCAGGATGAGTAGCAGCATAATCTTGTCGAATCTTTAACGCCGTTATATCGGTTCCGCCGTTTTTAGCATCAGCAGCAACCATTTGTTCTACCTCAGCTTTTTGATTTTCTAATGCCACAGCACGACTATGTGCAATTTGTTGTAATTGCGTAGCAACATTACGTTGAATCATTTCTTTACGCTGTTGAGCCTGTGCGGGAGTTTCCGCTTGAGCCTGCCCATTAAATAGCCGTGATTTAACCTCTTGTATATATTGGCGAACACTTGGTTCATCACCGTTTCCTTGTGGTGCATCCCACGAATAATGATTGCCATCACTATCAATGGCATCTGGTGCACCATCCTTCCAACGTTGCCCATTCACAGGCCCCGCATACCATGCAGCAAAGGCGCCTTCAACCCCGTATTTCTGTGCGTACTCGCCTAGCTTAAATGCAGCAACCTTCTTTTGCGCTTCCGGGTCAGACATATCAGCACCCGGAATACCCGCTTGTTCACTCCATTGTGGCCAATTACTCGGTAAGATTTGGAATAAACCATATGCACCTGTTCGACCATTAACTGCACCAGCATCGCCGCCGCTTTCTTGACCCATTACGGCTGCTTTTAAATTTTCGACAGTTGCTTCGCCAGTACTACCGGCTACCTTACCAAATCCACTTTCAAATAATTTATTGGTAACTTTATTTAAAAGGTCCGGATCATATGGATCAAATTCGCCAATGACATCACGAATCGTCTTTTCATTACCGGTCGCCAATACCATACTGGCTTTACGTACCTTTTGCCGATACCCCATGATTTCCTTCTCATCAATCAATCCAGATTCGGCAACGGCATTAATCATCTTATTTGCGCCGTCTAAATCATCATCAGAGATTTTCTTTTCAATCATGGTTACTGCAGTATCTTGCTGTGCCTTTTTAACTTGTAAATTAATCGTATTATCATCATATCCAAGATTAGCAAGTTGAGCATGAACACTACCACTTATTTGTTGCATAGTTTGTCCAAATGAATCCGGATTGCTATTTACAACACCATTATTAGCAATATTTTGGATATTCATATTCAATGCCTTCATGGCGCTATCTTCATATTGTCCACGAACATATCGATTAATTGTATTAATCGTGTTTACCCTGTCATTATCGACAATTTTGTTAAATGCATTAATCGAATCTGTCATCTTAAAATGATATTTTCTAAGAATTCCATTTCGTTTGACAGATTCAATCTCGCTATAATCAGTAGGAATATTTAACGCATTTTCTCCTTTACGGTTCATAAGACCATTTTCAGGGTCATACATAGCCTGATTCATGGCTTCTGTATATTCATTAGCCGCATTTACTACATCTACCAATTCTTTTTGTTTTTGGATTTGTAGCATAGTCGAACCTAAATCACCAATCGCTTTGCCTAAATTTGACAATCCTTGTTGATTACCGCCATATGCCATTTCATTCCCGCTAGCTTGTGTGCCACCTTGGATTGTATTTAATTTTTGAGTGGGATCATAATTAACAAATTTCATATCCTACCTCATTCTATAGTCGCGCTTAACCGTTACTATTGGTCCTTTATCTGTATACCCCACAGGGTCACCACCATATGTAGTCTTCATCTTGCCACCTGCATATTGCTGTTTCAAACTGTACATGGATGATGCGGCGCCAAGAATACTACCTAACATTGCCAAGTTGCCTTGACGTCGTGCATTCTTAGCGGAAGCACGTGCGGCATTAGCTTCATTCTGATAGTTCATACCATTCAAATATTCGTTGTAAATAGCATTATTTTTATTCTGTTCCCAGTTATACACATCTTTGTTGTATTCGTCATAGCTACTAGCCATTAACTGTAATGGGGACCCTGCCATTTGTAATCCGCTTGCTCCTGCTTCAGCTGCATTCGTGCCGGATATAAGGCGCATACGATTATCCATTTTATCCCGCTCTTGTAATTGTTGCATGGCAATTTGCTCTTGTTTGCGGTCAGATATTCGCTTGTTAGCTTCTGCCGCTTGTGCTTGAGCGTTGTACATCGAAACTTGCGCTTTGGTTTGTTGATTTTGCGCAATCAGTCCTACTCCAGTACTGACTGCGGTTAAGATTGCCGCTGCGGGTAAGCACATATAAAGTCCTCCTTCTTAAGAGTGAATAATTCTAAATCGCCAACTTTTACAGTTGGATGAATAATGGCTCCAATCGATTCGAGCCATCGTTTCGTTTTTATGTTAGTTGTGTGAACGTAATTGAATAGCCATTCCCTAGTCTCTAACCATTCAGCAATAACTTGATTGCTTAATTTGATAAAACGCATCTGCCATCGCATATCGTTTTCTAATACTTTATTACCAAGGAAGTAAATCCCATACATTCCGTTAACTGGTTCTTTTGCAATCCCATATACGCAAATAGCCACATCGTCTTCTACAACGACATGGCTATCATAATCAGGTTTACAAATCTCGGAACAGAAATCTTTGAATGGGTATAAACGATTCACCTCTTGGACTTCTATGGCATCTATCGCCCTTAGGTTTACTTCTAGGTCATGAATCAATTTATCTCGCCGTGTAGGCTCAATTTTATCAATTTTAAAGTCCCGGTACATCTCTTAGTCCTCCGCCAATTTCAACTATGCGAGTTATTGATAATAAATTAAATGGAAATGGATCACTATGCTTTATACATATCGATGTATCAGTTGAATAATTTGTCCCCATTTTAGGTAAAATTACAGGCTTGTCGCCAGTAAATAGTTCATTCGGTGGTAATGTAATATCATCCATTTTATCAAATGTATGTCCAACTTTACCGCCAAATGATTTATACATACGCAATACAACTCTTGATACCGTGGCAACTCGGCCTTGTAATGTGCCGTCTTGCATTTGCATTTCCACTGATGGAACACGAATTTTAGAAGTAAACGGCAATCCGATTTTGATATTGCTACCACTGACGTTTAATTGTAATAAGCCATCATCTGGCACAACCACATCCGGTTGTTGTTTACCATCAATCACAACTTGTACGGTTTGACCGCTTAGATGAGGAATGTTAATACTATCAATAACATTACTCGACTTAAATTCAACATAACAATCAAGAAATACATTCACATCATCAGAATACAATGGCACCATACGCTCGATGCATTTTACCTTTTTACCTTGTAATGTGCGCTCGACAAGGGTATACAAACTATCTTGTTCACCCTCAGATACGGATTCACAATATAGATATTTACCATTAGTAACAAAGTGCGACCACCCATACACCTTTTGTTCAGGTATATAGGTCAAGCAATTAATCTCCCCATCATTTCGGATATAATAGATAATGCTATCCGGGTCTTGCGCATACGCACTGGTTATAGTTAAATACCCTCTAACACGGGTCTTAACAAATAGCGTTAAATCTTGCCCTGTATAGTTATCGCTTTCATAAGAATAACCCATATCACGAACAGTACCGCCACGTTCTTGAACGAATACGCATCTATTACCAATGAATTGTGGTTCACACGATAAGGCCCCTCGTTGGGTTTGTGTCTTTAGGTTACAGTTTGTAGGTGTAATGGTTTTATCGCCGCTTACAATCCATTCATTACCACTTGTAAGAATGATTAGATCATTAGCTGGTACAAGATGACGAATTTCGTACATTTTGCGATTAATCACCGGTAAGGTAATTGAGCTATCATCTGTGATAGTACCTTCAACCTTTTCAACGCCAAAGTTTGGATAGTCACCAGTCCGGCTCATCCAAATATAATTGGGGTTCTTATTGGTAGCCGCTACTACAAATCTATCTTGATAAAACGTACATAACTTAGGATATCCATTGCTACGGCCCCAACTGCCCATTTTCCATTTTGAGGTAGCTTCGTTTTCAACAATGCCATTCAAGATATTAATCTTCATTGTTTTAGCATCTACGAATTCTTTAAATTCGATAATGCCCCATGTAGTGTATGGAAGAATTGAAAGGTCAACATTACATTCACCGCTTTTAATATCTGATTGAATACGTAGCTTTGCATTTGGTTCAATTTTTCCAGCGTCCGTTACGTTGTAATCATTGTTAGATGAATATGTACGGTAATCTTTCCATGTCGCCCCGTCATTCGTGGTAATTTGTAATTTTACAGTACCTGTCCACGTCCCGTGTGTTGTAAACTTCCACGACAAATCTTGGTCTGTGGAGTATGATTCTACATTGTAATTGATATTATTGTATTCATTCCATTTATGAACTCCACTAAAATGTGTGCGTTTTTCTTTTTTTTCAACAACTGTACCAGTACTTTTAGTATGAACAGCTGCAACAAAATAGCCTAATTGCATGACCATGCCAACCATATCCGCATTAAATAGATCTTTGCTAGAACGTACTGTATCGCCCGTTACCGTAACAGTAGAATTAACATCTGTATTAATTGTGTCGTACGGTTGTTCAGTTAACTTGTAGGCTTCAAGTCGCCAATCCGTATCACTATATCGTGATAGCGTTTGAATAGGGTACTTTCCACTACAGATGAACATTACATCGCCTGACTGGCTGCAGTTCAAATCAAACAAGATATCGCTAGTAAAAGGAGTAGTAACTTCAATACCGGTGTAAACACCGTAATTCCATACACGAATATATTTGTCGCCAAACTCGAGCATGAAGGAATTGTTAGTATTTGTCGTAAATTCAAATAATCGTGTTGGCTTATCGCTATATTTAACTTGCCCTACATATTGGCTGCCTTGCCGTTTAGCAACGGCTCCATATGGACGAATAACCACATTCTCTGCCTCTAATAAGGCACTTTTGTATTGCTCTAAATCAAAACGACTCGATACATCTGGCGATACTTCGCCAGTTGTAAATGCTAATTGTGATATATAGATAGGATTACTCATTACCAATCCCTCGCTTTCACATAGCTAGATATATAAACTGTATCTTGTTTACGCTCCTTTGCGTTCATTCCTTTTGCTTCTTGAACTGCTGCTTGATATAGTTTATAAGACTGGTCAAATAAACCTCTATCCCCAGTTAGTGGCATAGCTAATGCGCTAGCCAATTTGCATTGCAACATGTACAAGGATATTGAATCCCAAACATCTAAGTCAGTCACGTCATATATATAATCAATAAATGCTAGTGGTACATCACTCACTATGCATTTTTTGTTGTTTCCAATATTAAATATGTTGTATTCCGGTTGCGATTCCGCATGAAAGCGATCGCCTTGTGGAATAACCCCTAATATCCGAATACATTGTTCCGGATACGCATATACGTAATTCCACCCATTAATTTTATGAGCGGACAATACCAATCTTTCATTTTTACGTGCAAAATTCCATTCAAATTGTCGCAATACCAACTGTCTTGTTGCATCATATTGCATACGGCATTGACGGCCTTGCTCGGTTTCTTCTTCAAATGAGTAAAGCAACCCTGCATTAATTAATGCAAGTGCTTGATTACAGATGTCAGTAGGTGTCATATTTCCCCCTATATGGTAATAGAGGGATGCATAAGCACCCCTCATATTGTCACTTATTCTTCCGCAGCATCGGTTTTCTTTTTGCTTGTTTTCTTAGGCTTTTCGTTGCCAGTATTTTCATCTGGTGGATTTTCATTGCCGGTATTGTCACCTTCAGTATTTTCATCTGGTGGATTTTTGTCACCCGGTTCTGTTTCAGGAGGCTGAGTTTCAGTAGACGGTTCTTTGTCTTTAGCCTTAGATTTTGGGTTAAAGATTTTTGCTACTTCATCTTCGCTACCAGAGAAAAGCTGTTTAAAATAATCAGGATCAAATTCTTTAATTTCTTCTTCAGAGAAATTAATAGTTTCACCTTCTTGAATTAATCCACGATTACCATGGTACATTGTTACGTTAGCTGTAAAAATCATAGTCTCACCTCTTATTTCAAATTTACACCATCTGTTAAGAATGATGTAATCGTAGCGGCAGTCATATTATTCGCATTGATGCGAATGAACTTTTTAGCACCTGCAGGAAGTCTACCTTTGTATTCTGTACCAGCTTTGGAGTTCTGTGGCAATGTAATAGCTGTTAACAATGTGGCATCAGCCATATTTTCCTTATCAGACGTGTAAACATTGAATAAAGGCGTACCTGTAACATCTTTATCTAAACGAATATACAACCATAAGGCAACGGCAGCATCGCCACCGTTACCATTCATCACCACGTCAGAATTGGTGTTTGCAGTGATTTCTTTTTTCCAGAAAAATGTATTTTGTTCATCAATAATCATTGAATTATGTTCCTTTCTTTACGCAATAACACGAGATTCAGTGCTTAACAATGCATCAATTTTGCGAACTGGTACACCGTTTGCACGAGTAACGAGTTTACCCATTTCCATATCTTCAGTGATAGTGGAACCATGTTTTGTGTTCTTTTGCAAACGCAAGAATGTACGCAATGTACGGTTCATATACCAAACTGGACGAACACCACCAAGGTTAGGAATACGTTCTTCCGCTTCAATCATTAAGTTGATAAGATCAGCACCGGCTTTAGCGTCATTTGTCAATTTTGTAACATCGATATTGGCAATACGAACAACATTTCTCCAGTCACGTACAGTTAAACCAACATCATGTTTAAAGTGAGTACGATATGCTTCGAACATGGAGCCATCGTCTTTAGTTACAGTAACAACGCCTTTATCTTCTTGGTGTAAGCCTGCTGCAGAACCTTCAGGATAAATGCCGTGAACGGACAAAGGACCCCAACCAACAAGCCAAATAGATGCCAAGTTACCTGTGCCACCTGCATCAAGAATGTTTTCTGCACTTGCTGCCTTCTTAATATCAAGAGTATTGAAGCGAGGAGCCAAGCCAATGAATTTTTCTGGCGTATTTTCATCGCCATAGAAGATTGTACGACATAATTCCTGCCCCATGGATTCAACGAATGCTTTATCTTCAGTTGCACGGAAGGATGCTTTATCTTTGGATTTATCAACAAGCGCTTTATCAGTTTGCGAATATGCTTCAAGCATACCGCAATTGTCGGTAATTTGACGTGTGGAGGATTTAGACGCTTGAACACCGCCATATAATTTACGCCATGTAACATCTGGCAAACCAGTACGTACAGTCGTTACAAAGCTAGACCCTTGGTTACATTCGACCATCGTCATATCTTGAATGATTTCAGTGGATTGGTCCAATTGCTCAATAATTTGAGCGACATTACCATTAGGATCCATTCGTTTTTGCAAATCTAAAAGTGTTAAATTTTGAGTTCCAATTGTAGCCATTAATTATTTACCTCATTTCTTAATACATAGATGGATACATTTTTCGTTTTGCTGCTTCTTCATCAGAATTTTGACCGGTTCCAGCTTGTCTTGTACCTTTACCAGGGTCTTCCTGAACCATTTCACCGACGGCCGCAAATACCTTAATCATGTTGATATTGTTGTCAATGTGACTATCAACAAGTAATTGACGTAATTCCGGTACCGCTTTAGTTAGTGCTTCGATGCCTTTGCCTGCAAGCGCTACAGTTTCATCGAATTTACCGCCTAATTCCTTTTTGGCGTGTTCATAATCCGCTTGTTGTTTTTCAATGATCGCTTGCTCTTGCTGCTCTTGATAAGCAGTCAAGATATTTTGTGCATACTGACTGCCAAATTTAGCTAATTCAACAGCCTGTTCCTGTGTTGCACCAACTTGGTTAAGTAACTTACTAAAGTCTGCAGATACAGTTTCATCAAGTTCAGTACCTTCAGGGAACACGGATTTGAAATCATAAACTGTTGGTTCAGCAGGTGGCGTATTATCACCGCCTAGTACAGATGGATTACTACCTTCGCCATCTGGTTTAGCAGGTGGTTCAGTAGGTGGCGTAGGATTATTTTGGTCCGGATTCGCGCCCGGTTCATTGCCAGTCATGTTATTGTTAGCACCCATATTGTCATCAGCCATTTTGTTTCTCCTTATCGACTAAATTATTAAAATATTCTTGTTGCCCGATATATTCGAGCTGTGCAAGGTGGTATTGTTTAACTCCATCAATGCCTAATTTGTTTAGGTCCCCATGGAATAGCAATCCCACCTTCCGTTTTCCTTCGTTGAAATATGTTTCACTATTTCCAGTAAACGATTGCTTTAATATGCCCGAGCGATCCATCAGGCGACAAAAAAACCACCTACCTAGCTCTGTGCTAAGTACGTGGTTGAGAGCTTGCATATCTCGCTCTTGCATATAATCTTTAATTGTTTTCTTCATCTAGACACCGTCCATTCCTAGCCACTGCTGTAATGCAGGATTGCCATCATTGGCGGCATCTGTTGCTTGCTTGGCTGCACTAGCCATTTGAGGTGCTAGTTGAGCCGCTTGCATTAACTGCATTTGCTGCTCCTGTTCAGCCTGTGCCTGTGCTTGTTGTGCTAAGATTTCTTGATATTCATCATCAGAACGAATAATCTTAGCCGGAACACCGAGATTTACACCGTATGTATTGGCCGCTTCCTCAAAGTTGAACTTGTTGACGATATTAGGATTAGCTTGTGCCAAAGACATAATAAACGCAAAATACTGTTCGATATTTACCAATGAACTCATCTTTTGCGCTTGGGCAAGTGGGGAGATATATTCAATCTTCACTTCTTGACCGTTTAATTGGTCTAAGAGTTCCTCATCATCAACAGTCGGAAATACACCGGCACGATCTAGTACCGAATACACACGTTCAATGATTGGATTCAAGAATTCAGATAGCAGCCGTTCGACCACAGGACCTAATTGTTGTAGTTTCTCTTGAGTTCGTTCCATAACCTCACGAGCCGTCATCTGGCCCTTGTCGATTTGGTCTAGCATCAAGAATAAATCCGCACTATAGGCTCTTTTGATTGAATCCTCTGTAACTGCTATCTTGTTTTGAATATCTTGAAGATTGGACTGAACTGCAAACATCGGTTCAACTTTATGTTGTCCTTCAATCTCCGTAATACCGCCCGGATATAAGTTAACCGTACTAATTACATCAGATGGTGCTTGCATAGGAGGCTTAACACCTAACTCAACGGCGGTCAGATAGTCAAATTCTAACTTCTGCAGCATTTGTGAATCTGGTTGAGCAAACCATGCGGCACCCTTACCGTAACCATTCAAGTCCATCGACGTATGCCGAGCGATTGGAATTGGCCATTCTTCAAAGCCACCATGATATAACACTTCATCGCTATTGCTACCTTCAACCCAATAAATGGACGAATACGGCATATTGCGACGTCCTAACTTATCCTTACGGTCTTTGTTAGGCTCAACAAACCAGTTGACTGTGAATGACTGCTGCAAGCTGTTGCCGTTGTCGTAAATATTCTTAACGTTATCTGGACAGTTATCATACCCAAACTGTTCGACAATCTGATCAACTGTCATTTTGTATTTACGGCCAAATACATTTACGGTTTCTTTGCTATTTGTACTGATAGCATAGGTTCCTATTGGATACGATGTGAAACGAACACCGGATTCACTATCAGCAAATATCCCCATAGGAGCTTGCCCTATAGGCAATTCCATGTAAATTTGATGAACTATGCTGTAGAAATTGGATTTAGCAAGAACCGCATACAAGATCTCCTCTCGTTCATCCAATAATTCAGCGACTTGGCTATTAGCTGCTACATCGATATTCTCCATGGTTAGCTTAAACCATTTACGGCTTGGTGGAGTAAGTCCGCTCATAACACCACTGGCAAATATTTGGCAACTTTCCCAAGCTACAGGGTTTAGGATTTTACCATTGTAAGGTTCAGATTGGTCTTCTTCACCATCAAATTGACCAATAAACGGCAACTGATAGTCACGCAACTGCTTCCACTTATTAATGTATCGTTGCTGCGCATTAAATAGTTGAGAGAATTTCTTTCTCAACTTCGTATAATCACGCTTAACAGGCTTTACACCTTCCGTAGGTTGTCTAGCTAGTAAAGATTCCATTTCCGCCATGCTAGCCTCCTAAAATTGATTTTTGACCACTTCCTGTTGGTCCTAAAATAGTAGATTCAAAGCCACGTTTGAATTTGCGTTTAGTTTCTGCCATTTCCTCACCAGTCTGATTGCTCATATTCGCTTGAACAGTCGGAGCCGGAGCAGGTGGTGTATAGTTAGCAGATGCACTTTTCATACACATCTTTATCCCTCACTTTCTAAACAATTAAAAAGGATTGTAACTTGTGTTAGCTACAATCCTGTTGTCTGTTTCGCTTTTTTTAACGACGCGCGCCGCAAACGTCAAGGCTAATGCATCGCCTTTATTTGGTGATGGCAACCCTCGGTCTTTCATATCTTTTTTGCTTTCAAGTTGAATGCGACCATTTTTATCAATGATCGCTTCAGGACCTACAATGTCATCATATAGGGCTTGGTCATTAGGCGGGATAGAACCGCCCTCACGGAGCCATTCTTTCATTTGACCCCACATGTAGGCCCTCATATTGAGATATACAGGGTCATTACTTTTGCCGCCAAACTCAATTAACCGCCACTTACGCCCTAATTGCTTGCCAATGGAATATATCCCTGTGCCATATCCCATATCGATGAATACGGCATCTGCTTTGTATTCGTCCTCGAACTGAGCAATCAGTTGAGCCATGCGCCAGTCATCGTCATTCTTAGGAATAGATGCAAGTGGCTTCATATAGTAGCCTTGCCGCATGACTATTTCTAAGGAGTCTGAACCAGTCCACGCAGGATCCACACCAATGATTACAGGTAGATGTTCAAATTGTCCTAGCTTATAGACTTGCTTTTGTGCCTTGTCAGCAATTTCCGTAGAGATAAACTGCAAATCTGATGCGGAAGGGAACACGCCTCGAACACGAACTTTAAAGAAGTCAGAATCCTCACCGTAAGCCTCTAACCATTCTTCAATCTTAGCTTTGTTAGATATCTTAACGGTTCTACTATCAATCTGATATGTATTCCAGAATTTTCTGTACTTTCTAAAACATTCACGGAACCGTCCGCTATTACGAGTAGGATTACCAAATGCACACCAAATAATTTCAGTGTTAGCATCTGTAAGAGCCCCTTCAGTTACTTCCCAAATAACATCATCAATAGCAGAGGCTTCATCAAATAGAACCAATATCCGATTACCTTGATTATGTAGACCAGCGAATGATTCAGGGGAATTCTTACTCCAAGGAATGGCATCAATACGCCATGTCTTTTCATAATCTTTATCGCTACTGAATATAGCTGTGGCTGTGTAGGTAAACAAATCCTTAGCAATGAACATATTGTGCCATTTGCTAAGTTCTGGCCATGTTTTAGTTCTGAGCTGACCTTCTGTATTAGCAGTCACTACACCACGAGTATTCTCATGAGTAGATATTGCAAAATGAATAAGCCATGATATCAGTGCTGATTTGCCGATACCATGGCCAGATGCTACCGCCTCTTGAATAGCGGTTTGTAGGTCTTTGCCCTTCTTTAATTGTTCACCGATGTCTTTTAAGATTTGTATTTGCCATTCATCAGGCCCTTCCATATCTTCCAATGGCGTCCCCGGCTCTCCCCACGGATAGGCAAAATATACAAACGCTAACGGATCATGTGTAAGAGCGCCTAATGCCTCAAACAACTCGTCATGTTTTTCCATTAGCTCTCTCCCGTGCAGCTTTCAATTTATCCATAGCAGACACCGTAAGCTCACCTTTGACATCGATATTTTTAGTATCCCTCCATTTTTCAGGATTGCGGTTCTTCAACCAGAATATTTGAGCTGTAACATCTGGGGGCTGTTGTTTCTTTACAACTTTAACAAGCTTTCCATTCTCGTATGTTTTCTCTTCATATTCGTAACCCATAGCACGTTTATGCAATGCATTTTCAACTTCAAGGTCAATAACTTCCTTCCCTCTTTTAAGGGACTGCAGAAACTGCGGCGAACTCTTTTTCCAGTCATACAAAGTTCTAATCGAAATCCCTATATTTTTTGCTATTTGTTCATCAGTAAGGCCATCACGAGCCCAACCTTCTGCACGCAATAAATTATCTGGGTCAGTTAGCCAGTTTTTTCTATTTACTCGCAATGGATCATCACCTCACTTTAATGTATTACCGCCCTTGCGAATCATCTTCCCATTTTTTCTTACACATAATCCGCATGAATTTCTACTAGCACTTGAATGCGTAATATAGGATTGACATAAGCCATCATAAAATATTTCATTGGCCGTACATATTCCATTTTTATTATTCAAGCATTTGTGCTTGATGCAGTGTATTTGTGTCATAATTTTTTGTAACAAAAAAGGCACATCAATTAAGATGCGCCTTTTTGCGTTTGGTATTCTAAATGCTTAGGAGATGAACTCATGTTCTTCCACTTACAATATATCATAGATATAGGGGACTTAAAAGGTCGGAATTAGCCGTTTACCGCCGATTTCCGTCGGAGTTTATACCCAAGCTCAACAAGTGCCAAATTCTTATATTCTTTACCTTGCGATTCACCGTAACCAACAAATGAATATGCCCCTTTAGCAGACATACCATTGATATATTGTTGCATTAGGATAATAGATCCAACTGTATTGGTTAACGTATCGATCATATGACAAGCATCATCACGTTTAGTCAGTAATTCATGGATTTGACGTTTATACCTCATTTCCATATTTAGTAGCCGGTTAATATCATCTTCAATTCCTGATGGTTCACCGCCGTCTACTCGTTCTTTCCCGTAGTTTACTGCACGTAATGATGTGATATCACTTTTAATACGTTGGATATTACGCTTTAACGATTTAATCCTCAATGCTGCCTTACTTGCTTCGTGTAGATACTCATATGCCAGTTCACGATATTCTTTTTTACTAAGTTCTACCATAGGACCACTTCCTTGAAAAACACCAATCATTTATTTTCGTTATTTTATTCAAGCAGAAAATCACCACTAGCATAATAATCTTTATATTTAAATAGTTTGTTTTCACACTTCGCACAAACGCACCATTCGTCATAGTGATAATCTAACCCTGAATACATTTCCGAATTATCACACTCTTTACCATCTAGATTTACAAAATAAGAAACTTCACCATCAACCTTTGAATTTACAATAAATTCCTTGCATCCACATTTAGGGCATTCACCTATTTGTTTAATAAGTTGGTATTCATTCATATATTAATACTCACTCCTTAAAAAATACTAACCATATTGTCTTGCCCCTACGTTGTCCAATTATTGGCTTACTAGGCAATAGCCATTTTACATCAGAAAATAGCACCTGCTCCTCATTCCATTTAAAAATAAGCGTGCCATTTTCTTTGAGCACTCGCCAGCATTCTGCAAGACCTTGCTTAATATCATCTTTCCAGCTAGGCTCTAGCGTTCCATATTTAGCTTTTAAATATGATGTATCACCTGCATTTTTTAAATGCGGCGGATCAAAGACAACCAAATAAAACGTTTCATCATCAAAAGGCATGTTTTTAAAATCTGCTACTACATCTGGGTTGACTACTAACTTTCTGCCGTCGCATAGCGTTGTGTCTAAAGTTCGATTATCCATATATAAAGCACTTTCATGCTCTTTATCAAACCAAAACATTTTAGAACCACAACAAGCATCTAGTATTTTCATTATTTTCATTGATTATCTTTAATACACACATTTTTAGTTTTGCAGTACACATCAACATATGTTTCATTACGATCACCATTGTGTGTTACTTCGATAAATTCTTCGATAGTCCGACCACTAACAATGGCTTTCCAGTTTTGTAGGGTTTTGCAAAACCAAACAATGAACATATCTTCTGGTTCAACAGTTTGATAGCCTAAATTTTCAATCAACACTTTACGAGCTGCTTCAATTGCTTTTGTTTGTAATTCGTACATGTTTTTATAATCTCCTTTACTAAATCCGATTTAACGCCTTCCATTCACTTAATGTAAAAGTGGAAATACTATGTTTCTTAGCAAATTCAAATTCGCCATTACAACCTCGGCTAGACTCCCACGCTGGGCACAATACTAAAATGTCACAATGTCCAAGCAGACTTAAACAGATATCTAATCCCCTTTGGTAATCGTTACCAGTCAGATATACATACCCAAAGTTATGAATAGGGGAAATATAGTCATGACTAGTATCATTTAAAACCAAATCTCCCATGATTATATCAATCTTTTTACGATTGCTTTCCTTGCCGCCATATGGATGAGCGACATATACTAATTTTTTCTTCATAGCATCAACCTTTCAACGTTTCAATATGTACCCAAATACCTGTAACTGGATTCCAATACTTTTCTGTAATCTCACTACAGACTTGAGCATCATCATGCCAGTAATTCAACTTGGTCATACAGTCCTTAAATAATTTAATGAGATTATCTGTATCTGGCCGAGTAGTTTTCCAATGTGGCATTTTACAATTAGCTTTACCGAAACACCACTTGGTAACCAATCGAATAGGCCCCTCTAATGGTTCACTAGGAACATGATCAGCTAAACCATCTAAAAATATTTGTTTAGCATGTTTCAACTTATCAGATTCATAAAAGATAGGTTTACCATGTTGTGTATTCACCTGCTTAGTTTGATGGGTGACAGTAGGAACCTTTTTAAGAGGGATGAAAAATTCAATAATCAATAACCAATCCTCCTTTATTGAGAATTAATTGATAATAATCAATACAATTTTCAAAGCCCTTTTGTAATGTAGGGTTCAACCTAAGGGGAAGAGGTAAGAAAAGGATGATTTTAGAAATCCTTTTCCTTACCCCCTTAGCTTGAATCCACCTTACATTGGGACACAAACAATAACAACATACCTATATATATATATAAGGTTTGTTGTTACTATTGTTAACCTACTATCAATTCACGTATGTTAACAATCTTCAACCTTAAATAACTCGCCTTTATCGACATTAAAAATTGGTGTTTCTCTTAAATATCGACGAACGGTCATTTCACTAACTTCCATAATTTCAGCAACACGTTTAATATCCGCTTTGCCGTTAAATCCATTTTCAGCAGCGGCAATATTAAAAGCATCTACCAATTGCTCTTTTTTCCTTTCCTTAACGGCCTGCTTGCGTTTATTCATCTTGTCCAATCCCTTAGACTGCGGGCTATCAAATTGAGCCATTGCAAGGAACCCGTTTGTATCTACCTTGTGAATAGGGTATTCAAACCATAAATCCACCGGTTTAAATTTAGGATATTCTCGGAGTGTTCCTTCCATTCGCCATGCAGTACATTGGCTAGTATCAATAGGAGCATCTTGGAGTTTATCCTCGTTCATGTTCTCGAGTTCAAGTTCGAGTAAGTCAAGTAATGCATCTGGATCACGAGCAAATACACCAGAACCGGATGCACGGTCCATTGACCGCTTACCAGTTTGGCTGCCTTTTGAATGGTGATGACAATAAATGACTGCGCATTTAAGTTCAGTACATACCTTATCAAACTGATTACAGAAATTTGCCATTTGATCAGCGCTGTTTTCGTCACCTGTAATAACCTTATAGATAGGGTCAATAATGATAGCCTTGTAATTACGCTTTTGAGCCCTACGAATTAACTTAGGAGCCAATTGGTCCATTGGTAAGGACTTACCACGTAAATTCCATATGGATATATTTCCAATATTGGTTGGTTGCTGTTCAAGGGCCTCGTATACATCTTTAAAACGGTGTAAGCATGATGCCCTATCAAGTTCTAAATTGACATATAGAACCTTACCTTGTGTGCAGTCAAATCCAAACCACGGTCTACCTTCAGCAATGGAAATGCACAATTGAATTAACGCAAATGATTTACCCGCTTTAGATGGTCCAGCAATGAGCATCTTATGTCCTTCACGAAGAATCCCTTCAATTAATGGCGGTGCTAGGTCTGGCATGTTATCCCATAATGCGTCAAGTTCTTCTGGTTCCGGTAA